AAATGAAATAACTTCACGCTAGTTTTTGTGTGTGACTTGTTGGTATGCAAAGAACCATCAGGCATTTTGTGAGTGTTACCTGTAAACAAGGTGCCATCTCTTTTGTAATGTTTTACACCTTTAGCCATTATTTGTAGCCACCACCCTTAGCTTTGTACTGTTTGGCAAGCATCTGAGCTTTACGAGCACTCCACTGACCGGGTTTGCCTCCTTTACCACCTGCCTTGATCCTACTAAATAGATTCTTACGCATGGTAGGTTTGGTATAGTTACCTGCCTTGTTGACTGTGGATTTGCTTTTAGCACTACCACCTTTTTTAAGTTTGATGGTTTGTAGGGTTTTAGCTTGTTTTGCGTGTGACTTACTAGCCTTCTTTAAACCTTTTACAACCTTCTTGAGTTTAGCTTTGTTCTTACCACCTTTGGTTACTTGTTGTTTCATTTGTGACCTCGATATTACCATTTTACTTTGTTAGCCCAATAAGCAGCTGACATTTTGCCTTTAGCAATGTTCTTGCCATGCCTAGCTTTAAAACTCTTCCTCCTAGCTTTTTGTCTAGCTGACTCACCTTCTTTCGGTTTGCCTGCTGTTTTAACACCCTGTTGACCAAAACGAATGGTTTTAACTTTGTCACCTGACTTAGCTACCACCACATGTGATTTAGTTTTGTGACTAGGAGTTCGTTTGGGTTTATTAAAACCACTAACGCCTGCTCTAGCTAATCTTGGGTCTTTTTTACTTGCCATCCATATCCTCGTAAATCTTCCAATTTAACTTTAACACATCTAACCACTCTTCCAAGGGTAAGACTGCAATCTTTTGATTGTCCTTCTCCCACTCAGGATTGATGGCATGCAAAGGAACGCACACACGAATAGGCACACGATTGAATTTGTAGATGAGCACAGGTATATCGTCTTTGGCTGAATCGCACACCTGTCGCCACCATTCTGCTTTGAGCCAAGTGCCTTCCTTGTAAGCCTTGCACTCGACAGCATGGAATGGGATGGGCACATCACATTGACCTGCCTCTTGGTATTGATCTAAGTTTCGTTTGCAAGTGTAGTTCAGATCGTTGTCTGCAAAAAAATCATTCAGAATCTTCACTACCTGTCGCTCAAACGATGCTCCCTTTGTTCGTGAGTTCACCATCATAAGAGTATAAAGGCATGTGTAATTTTTTGCAAAAAGTCAAATTTATTGGATTAGGTCATGTATACAAATTTGCACAAATGTATAAACTATGTTATAATGCACTTGGGTCAAGGTTTCATAAGAATATGGAATTGCCCAATTTTCATAAGGGAAAGCATATGAAAATAATTAAAAACACTTCTAGTTTTGATACTGGAAAGTTGAGATCGTTGTTTAGTTTTATACATAACCAAATAGCGAAGGATGAGGGAAAGCTCTCGTATTGGAAAAACTTGAATATACAGATATGGCACAAGTCATATGGTTATTCAGGTCACGCTTACTTAGGTAAGTATTATGGCAATGGTCATGACATGCACTTGTCGATGGCTGATGATATGAGTCTGTATAGTATTAGCCAACTGTTTGCTCACGAACTGATGCACAGTTATGGTTATCATCATCATCAGTTTCCAAGGCATCCATTGAGCAAAGAGCAGATGGCTGAGATCGAAGCAAACTTCGATGTTGGTGAGATGGTGAAGGTAACCAAGGTGAAGAAGCGAATCAACAAAGTGGCTCAAAAGTATGAGCGAATGTTGAAACGACAAAAGGCTTGGAGCAGGAAACTTAAACTTGCGAATACGAATCTTACCAAGGTGGAGAAAGAGATTCGTAAGTATGAGCGAGTTCACTCTGAGGAGAAACGAACCACCAAGTATCTTGATCCACTTCGAGTTAGGGAGCCCAAGGAAAAGATTGATTGGGAGGGCAAGGTGATGGAGTGGGCAAAAAAGAATGATGAGTTTGTCTATGATGAAAGATGGTGGGATGGTTACTGCACGATTTCAGATAGGTATGTTTGTATTGATGGCAACCCACCTGATGATTATGACCAGTTGGCTAGGAACAAGACTTGGCAACAGTGGTGGTATTTAATTCAAGAAGGCTTGGAGTTAAAGAAGCAAGGCAAGTTGGATGACTGGTCGATGAACTACTGATCCTGAACCAAAGAAAAGACCCTCTGCAATGGAGGGTTTTTTTTGTGCAAAATTTTACACAAATTTTTTTGCAAAATTTTTTTTGATATTTTTTTTCGTTGAATTTTTTTGGTGATTCAGTGTACCTAACTTAGCTATAACTGTAAGCCTGCGAGCCGATCTGCATTTGGGGGTGTAGGGGTCAATCGTTTTATTGATCCTAGCAAAAAGCCCATTCTAATAGGGTTCCTTTGGATCGCTTGACTCAGGCTGTGACACCTATGCACACAGATGTGCAAATGATTACACAAAAGAATACATATGAATACAGGCGTAAGTCATTGATCTTAGGTGCTTTTTTGGAAAAAAGAGTTTTTTTCAGATATTTAATAAAGAAACAAAGAGGTCGCCAATACTTAGTTATTCTTCTATAAGTCCTTTGGTGAATAAGTATCGCTGTCGCCTCCTAAGAGCTTGGCTAGGCGTTTCTTTATATCATCCCTAGACATGCTATCAATGTTGGCGTTGATGTTCAGGTTTTGAGTCTTGTGAACCGACAGACCTGCCAGTTGATTTAGCTCCTTGATAGCAGACACAGCGGCATTAAGTTGACCTGATTCAAACGCTTCTTCAGTAATCTTCCACAACATCGTGCCAGTCTTTTGTGGTGTGATCGCATACTTCTCAGCTAATTCATCCTGTCTTATTCTTATAGCTTTAGTGACATGTGGTTGATCTTTACCATTAAGCATTTTGTTAGCAGCTACTGCAGGAAACTCATACCCTGCTCGCCTCGCCGCTTCTGTTTGTGAACAAGAACCCTCAGTGTAATGCCACACAAATGCGTTCTGCATTTCAGTCAAACCTAACTCAGTGTCCTTCTCAAATTGCTTTGGAGTTTCACTGATTGGTTTCTTGTCCTTCTTTGGTCTACCCATTTACTATATCTTCTTCACCTCGTAGTTAAAATCTTCCACACTGCTAAACTCATAAGATCGACCATTAATATCTGTACCTGATAAATACTTGCTATTGAGTTTCTTAATCTTCTTGAGTTGAACCACAATGTGTGTGCTTCCATTAGGAAACTTTTTACCATTGCTCAAGTATATCGTGACATCGTATTGTTCTTTAATAATTTTTTGAATCCACTCAGGTATGTTTTTAATCGCTGACATTACTTGATCCCTTCAAAGATTACTTCATCTTTTTTTCTACGATCTTCAAAGACTTTAATCTGTCTGCCACCAGTCAATGTGTGAACCCAATAGTCGTCACCAATCTTGTGAGATAAACCAAGCACTTTGGATTGCTCTTTTTCTTTTGCTATCTCTTGCCTTCGTCTTTCTACTATTTCTCTATTCTCAGTCATTCTATCTACTCCTTGGCTCACGCCATATTAAAATCTATCAGTGTACAGTGCACAGTGTATAGCTACCTCCATTACCCCTGACATATACCTCGTATAAACGCTACTTTATGCTGTTATGTACTATATATATTTATTCTCTTATAAAGTATATACCTAACACTACCTATAGGCTCTAGCCCTTATTCTATATAGGTTTCTTCACAGGGTGGCATTTCCTTTACTATACCCTGTTTGCCACACTATACCCTTAACCACTATCGTTTTATACATAAAAGTATAAATCATTATACATCACCACTTTCATCACTATACCCTTTTTTTGCATCGTTCTTTAAAAAAAAGAGTCGCACACAGTACTTCCTAAACAATGCCAGTGATGTGAAAACCACTGTCTGTGTTAGGGCAGTTGCACCCACACTGAACTCCATGTTTGTCGTGAAGGTCAGGACAGTAAACGCTATTGGAAAGGATATGATTAGTCCAATCCCTACATCTACGATGCTCTCCTTTGCAACTTTACTGTTTATCATTAGTGCAACGCCTCTGAGTCTTCGCCTTCCTCATCTTTGATAGCCTTGGCGATAGGTGTGGTGATAATCACTTGGGCATCACAGTCAGGACAGTGCAAATTAGTTTCCAACATAAACTGACCATCCTCATCTACGATGTTATTGTCTCCACCCCATATGAGGTCAGCTTTGCAATGCCAACATTTCATGTTTGTTTACCTGCCACCATGAACCCCATAAAATTAAAACTCTGCCACACCTTTGAGACAACGCCTATCTCATTAAGCTCATTCATCAGTTCTTGTTCTGTCTTACAGTACATACTGACTGATAACTTTAAATCTTTATCCAATATCTCTGTATCAGTAAAACCTTTACGCTTTTCTTGGATGTGCAACTTGTGAATAATTTGCTGTAATCTTGAGTCATTCAAAAAAACTTTCTCTGCGATCAGCAAAATACCTCCTGCATCTAACATGGGCTTGATAATGTTAAGCACACGCCTTCTTTGATGTTTGCCCAAGAACTGTAAGAAAAACATGCTTACAACCACTGAGGTTTGATGGATTTCAGGTAAAACAGCCTCACAATCACCTTGTATAAACAAAAAACCATCTCTTCTTTGTTCCATGTCGACTGTATCGATCCCCATGTACTCACAAGTGGGTATCTGATTAAGACTGGTTAAGAATCTACCTGTAGAACATCCTAAGTCCACCACAGTGCTTTCAGGTTGTGCATATTCATGAGTGATATTGCGAAAAATGTTATCTAGGGTCAGAAAGTTTGGTATTGAAAGTTCTATGTGTTTCTCAAAGTCTGTGATGTCATTAAAATTAAATCGTTTATCTTCCATTATATTTCTCCATTATGAACTTGTTTGATTCGTGATCCCAACCACTCCATGACATTGACTGACATGGCTCGACCACATGCTTCGTAGCGTTTTGATACAGGACAATCTTCTTTAGGTTTACCTCTGTATGGAATCTGTGTGTAGTTGTCAGGGAGTCCTTGCAAGCGTTCACACTCAACAGGAGTGAGTCGTCTGATTACATCATTGCGTGTGGTTATCTTTGCATCAGGGTTAGATGCTGTGATAGTGGGTGAAACACCCTCATCACTGTAAACTCTTCTTGACATTTCATAAGTGCCTTCTCTGATCTCAAACTCCATAATGGAATCATCAAACTTATCAGTTTCGATTCCTAACAGACTTTTCAAGTCGAACCATACATCTTCAGTGGGTATTGCAAAACTACCATCAGTTCTAAACCAATGATCCACAGTTGTTTTATTGACACTAAGTGAGTCAGCGATATTTTGTATGGTGAGTGACTTATTGACCTTGCCATCCTTTAAAGTTTTTTGTAATCCTTGTATATCAACTTCATGTTTCCTGACTCTGACCATTTCTACCTCATCACCACAATGGATCAAACTGTTGTCTTTGTCTTGCACATCTTTTTCTATAAAAACTATAGGTTGTCTGTTACCACCAGTCATGGCTGTCAGTGTAGGTGAAACT